GCAGGATCGTGATGTCGTATGTAGCGGGGTAGATCATGGTGCCGGTGCCGTAAGTACAGGTTACTCAGGCTGTTGTGGCCAAGTAACACTCCACGGGAATCCGGTTTGGGATGGCACGTTGCGGAGTTCGGAGCGGTACTTGGCCCAGTTGATGCGTACTTGCGCATCAAGCCCGGTGTCGGGCAGTTGTGTCCAGTCGCAAGCGGCTAGGCGTGCATTGCGCTCATGGCGTACCGCACTGGCTTGGTTGTCCGTAATTTGCTGCTGCTCTTCCTGCGACAGTGGCCGCACGTCCCAGCGTTGGGTCCACACGCCATCGACTTCTTCGACCGGTAGTTGCACCACGCGTTCGGTGCGGTAGTCATAGCTTGGTGCTGACACCTCGCGGATGCTGATCACCCCGTAGGCGTTGAGATCTACTTTTTCAAGGTCAGCAGGAAAGCTGACATTGGGATACCGCTCTTGAAGCTGTGGGCGCCCGATCGGCGTTTGAGGATCGACGAGAAAGGCAAGCATTACACGTCAGTTTTCGTTACTGTCAGTGTAACGGCGGCATCAGTCAACGAGGCAGACGATGCTGTCAGCGTCGTCGTGCTGTCAGTCAATGAAGGGATAGTAGATAAAAATGTTTTGCTAACTGTTGACCAGTTGGCACTGTTGTAGTAATAACTTCCGTAAGTGCCAGTCAAAGCCCCGGTTGCCGGCAGAAAAGCAATAAGACCGTTTGGCGCGTTTGAGACGTTGGAATACGTCAACCCAGCTAAATACATGCCGGTAGAAGACTTGGTTGCTACTGCGTAACCCTCGTCGGAATTAGTTGTACCAAGATATCGCTGCCATGAAATGTTCAGCGCGCTGTCATACTTAACGACATAAAAATCTCTCCGCCGCTCCACGCCCGAAAAATACGACCCGATATTGTTGCCAGTAATTACATAAACATTATTTGCTGAGTCAGTAGTCGCATCACAAATATCAACAATTGCTCTGTCTATTGTTTTATATGTGCTGATTGAGCCTGTGCCGCTGTATTTAATTACAATAAAGTCACCGTCTGCGTAACCAAAAACGTACAAGTTGGATGATGAGTCGCTGGTTATTGCGGTTGCGTACCAAGTTTTTGTTGATGCACTAATTGCCCGCTGCAGCTGCACGACTCCGGCAGAGTTGTACTTAACGGTCAGAAAACGTTTATACGACGAAACCAAGTAATAGCCGCAAACAAGAGGATTGCCTGCAGTATCTAGTGCCAAGCCGTCAAAGCGCGTTGGATAGCTGCTGGTAAGACCTTTTTGCCATTGAAGAACCCCGGACGAGTTGTACTTTGCTAGGAATCCTGCGTCCGTTCCAGAATTGCTGAAATACCCCGCAACGTAACTATTGCCTGATGAATCGACGCTAATCTTTTTAAGCACACAGCCGGTAATAGATTGCTGCCATCGAATCGTACCGGATGACGTGTAGCTGGCTACATACGTCACAGGGCTAGTGCTTTCTTCGGAAATAACAACATAAATATTTCCAGAACTGTCCAGTGCGACGTCTCGGCCAATTTGAGCATTGGACGTATCACCAAGCGTGCGTTGCCATGCAAGGCTTCCGTTTGCGTTTAGTTTTCCAACCAAGGCATACGCGGTTGTGTCTGTGTAACGACCAGTAAAATACGTGTGTCCGCTATTTGTGGCAGCAATACCGTTGACGTACTCGTTGTTGCCTGCTGTTGATAGCTTTGCGATCCAGTAATTTTCTTTAGTGCCAGTGGCAGCAGCGACCAGAATTGCCTTGTTAAGCATTATGCGTAGCTCCCGAGGTAGGCGCCATAAAGCGTTGTGGCCACCTTAAACACCGCAACCATGTCGCGTGATGTCAAAGTTGGAGCCACATTGCCGTTTGCGGTAATCCACGTAATTGTCGGCCATGTCACCGTGTAAGAGCTGCCATCGGCAATCACAAGCAAGATAGACTGGCCAGTTACAAGTGAATCAGTAAAAGTTAGATTACCTGCTAGTGCAGTCGTTTGAACGCTGCCGTTTGCTGGGTCTAAGGCAACTGTGCCTGTAGTCCCAAGGGTAAATACCGTTTCTCTAATTTCTTTAAGAATAGTTTCGCCAGTTACGGTGACCGCGCCAGATGTTGTAATCGCACCGCTGGTGTTGATTATGGTTGTGCCACCGATGGTGCCACTAGTGATGGCGTTGCCGCTGACCTTGCCAGCGGTAGAGATAGTGGAGAGTTTGCTGTCGGCAATCGTCGCTAAGGTCAGCACGCCAGCGTTGCTGAGCGTCGCGTCACCAGACATCGCAACGGCTGTGGCAACACCGCTGCCATTACCGACCAGGATGTTGCCGCTTGATAGTGACGCCAGCTTGCTAAATGCAATAGCGGCATCGCTTTTAATGTCAGCGTCGACGATTACGCCAGATGCAATCGCCGTGACGCCGGTATTGCTGATAGTGACATCACCCGTAACTGCTGTTGATGTAGCGACGTTACTTCCATTGCCAATAATAATGTTGCCGCTATTTAGCGTCGCAAGCTTGCTATAAGCAATAGCGGCGCTTGCGGAAATATCGGCATTAACAATACTTGCGTTGCCGCTAACAAGAACAGTGCCAGTAAGATCTGGAAAGGTAATTGTTCTGGCCGCTGTACCCGTAGCAGCGGAAATTGTTGTATTAAACGTTCCTGTGTCGTAAACCAGGCTGCGGGCGTCAAGAACTACGTTTCCTGTAAAAGTAGCGCCGGCAAGAGCAGCTTTATCAGCAAGCAGCTCTTCCAAGGCATCTTGAACTTTAGTGCCAGTAAAGCTTCCTTGAGGATTTAGATTGATGTTGTCTGCGGTTTGCGCCGCCACTGTCGACGAAACATTGATTTCCGTCCACTGGGTGCCATCCGAAAGAATAATGTCAGGCGGTGCAAGCGCTCCGCTAGGTGCATTACCGCTTGTAATTGTGCCGCCAGTGCTGACGACAAAGTAGTACCGAGTGTTTGTCGCTGCGGCGGCGGGAAGCACAGTATTTATGCTGAGTCCTAGTGCAGTACCTGCGCTAGTCAAAGTTGCAATTAGACCCGTACCACTTCCGGCTGAAGCATCAAACGTACCAGCAAAAATGATTTCACCGGCAGTGATCGTGATTGGTTGCCATGCGTTACCGTCGTACAGGTACAGGTCACTGTTTAGTGAGTCATAAAAATACTGTCCGGTATAATCAGGGGTAGGAAAGACAACAACATTATCAGTGGAGCTGGCACCGCCAATTTGCGTAACAGCAAAGTTACTTAGCTTTGAGCCGCTGATTGAATTGCCTGCAACAAGATCGGCGCTAATCGTGCCACTTGTAATCTGAGTAGCGCTGAACTCGATATCAGCAAGATCAGCACTAGTGAGTTCGGCGCCAGCAGTGACGTGACCTTGAGCGTCAACAGTGACTTTTTCGTATGTGCCTGGTGTAACGGTGTTGCTGTGATCAATCGTACCTGAGGTATTTACGGTAAGCCCAGACCCAGGGGCGACGACACCAAGAGTTGAAGCGGTGGCTACGGGTACGTCGCTACCTTGAATAGCACGGCCACCTGTTACTAAGCCTTGCGCGTCATACGTAACAACGTGATGAGTAGTGCTGGCGGTGACAGTATTGTCGATTGCCAGGGTGCTACCCGAAAGAGTCAGTCCGTTGCCGTTAACGACTACACCACCTTTTGCCGTCGTGGTGGGAGTTGGTAAGTCGTCACCTTCAATAACTCGAAACGTTGTTGCGCCCGCGCCCGAGGTTGGTCCTGCAAGGAATTGACTTGCTGCAGTGGTGTCGTCAAGTGTGGTGTTGATTGTGACCGTATCACCGACCTGCGACGTGGTTACGTTGACTACACCGGCATCACCACCAACAATCGCGTTGACACTGCCCGCTGCTTTAATCGACTTCCATTCCGATCCGTTCCAGCAGTAAATCTTCAGGTCGTCAGTATCAAGTGCAATCTGACCGACAAAATCGCCCGTATCAGGCAGGTCTGCTACAAGGTGAACGCTGGAGTTATTGGCAAGTTTTGCGGCATTAATTGCCTCGTCGGCAATCTGCGAAGTATTGACGGTCTCGCCTTCTAGCGCGCTTCCGGGGATTGAGCCGCCGCCAAACAATATTTTGGCACTAGGGATAGTGTCGTCCGCAATTAGCGCTGACGCCGCCTCAAGAAGATCAGTAACAGTAATTTTGCGGGTGTCGCTGCTACTGACATCAACTATGGGCAGAATGTCGTTTGCGCCTAGGTCGTCGGCTGCAAGCTGCAGCAGCGCACTAATTCGGAGGTCAGCCACTTACGCGCTCGCCAGTCGATGCTGTCATTTTAGACATCGCCGCCCTCCAGTAACAAGAAGTCGGTGCCGGTGCCGGTCTTATCTTCTGTTTGGAACGGGGGGTCTTTTTCTTGCAGGAGTCTCCGACGCGGCGTGGTTTCAGCCCGCAACTTGATTGGGCCAGTGGCTACAAAGTCGATTGTGCTGACAACAATGTCGCCAGGCGCAAAGCTTGTGGCGCTGCTGGTGACCAACGCATCAAACTCCCACCACAGTGCATCGTTGGTTTGCGTGCCAGCAAACGCTCCGGCTGATGCAGTGGCACCAGCAGTTTTAATGTACAACTTGGCATGGAAGCCAGCGCCGATTTCAGTGCGCAATACCAGCTGCATTAAGTAATGGATAGGCTCTTGCCCTATCTCGTTGACGTAATCCCACTGAGCCGTAAGCCGGCCACTGCCGGTAATAAGGCTGCTGTACTGCTGGCGGTACTCATCAGAAAGTGCTGTGATGTCTACTGTTTCGCGTGCGGTGTTCAGTTCGTAGTCAGTAATGGAAGCGAGTAAACGGCCACTAGTGTCTTCAACCTGAACACGAATCGGAATGTCGCGGCTGATCTGTTCCAGTTCAATTAAGCCCGCAGCACTGCCTTCCAGGCTGTCATTAAAATTGTTGTACAGACGAATGGAACCCAGCTCATCAACGTGGATATACCACTTGCCGACAGAACCTCGTTCGTTGTCACCCCAACCGCTAGCGGAAATAAAATCAAGCTTGCTGCGGTCTGTCGCTGTAATCTTAATCAAGTCACCCGTAATCAAAGTCCCTTCAGCAAAATCAAAGCTGAAGCGGTTGCGTTCGTAATTAACATCGCTCGGATTAACAACCGACTTCTTGCTACCCTCGAAGGATCGACGGGTCAGTTCAATGTTGCCGATAGTGCCAAGGTAAATGCCCATTAGATTGTCGCGCTTAGTAGTGAGCCAGTTGCCTGGAAACTTATTTGAGCAGAACTAATCTCACCAACACTGGCGCCATACGAGACACTGGTGATATATCCGGGGAAGGAGACATCGCTATTTACGTCACCATCCACAAGCCGTAGCTTGAAAGTCGCGGTAGCGCTGCTGGATACCCCTTGTACGCGCAGCACCCTGCGTAGTGCAGTAGCTGCATCGTTTCGGCCGGTATCGTCT